AATGATTTAACAGGATGCACTAGAGGAACGGCAGCACCTTATAGAGGAGCTACTCCTCCAGCTACAACTGCAGGAACACACGCTAGTGGAGCAAAAGTATACGGATCTTATTTAGCAACAGCTGTTGGAACAACAGTAATTGTGGGTCCTAAAACATCTCAAACAGAAACATTATATAATTCATTAACTGTGCCTTTAGTATCTAATGCTACAAGCGCAGCAACAGGAGGCGGTTTTCAGTGTACAATTGGACCCGTAAATGATAGAGGTTAGTTATGGCTGGATATACATACTCAGAATTAACAACAGATATTAGAAATTACACAGAAGTAGATTCTAATGTATTTACTGCTGCTGTTATAAATAGATTTATAGAAAATGCAGAACTTAGAATTAATTTAGATTGTCCTATGGATTCTGACAGAATTCAAGCACAAGCACAATTTGCACAAAATTTTAATAGTATTACAGTTCCAACAAAAGCTTTATTTATTAGAGGAGTTCAGGTTTTTAATTCTACATCTGCTGTTACAGATCAAGGATTTTGGTTAGAAAGACGTGATCAAACTTTTATTACAGAATATGTAGGAGAAGCAACAGGTCCTTCTGGTGGCTCTACAGGTCAAAATGTTAAAGGATTACCTAAATACTATTCTATGTTTGGTGGTGCTACAACAGGAGCCAGTACAGCTACATCAGGTGCTATCTACATAGCTCCTACACCAGATCAAAACTATCAATATATTATACACTATAATGCGGTGCCTGGAGGTTTAGAGGACAATACTTCTGGGACTTATATAAGTAATTACTTTCCACAAGGGTTATTATATGCATGCTTGACAGAAGCATTTATGTTTTTAAAAGGTCCAACAGACATGTTGACATTATATGAAAATAGATATAAAACGGAGTTACAAAAGTTTGCAGCGATGCAAATTGGAAGAAGACGACGAGACGATTACACGGATGGTACAATAAGAATTCCAATCGAGTCAGCGCCTCAATAAAATTAGGAGAAAAACATTATGGCAATATCATCGGCAGTATGTAACACTTTCAAAACAGAAGTTTTAAGAGCGATACATAATTTTACAGCATCAAGTGGAAACACTTTTAATTTAGCAATGTATACAAGTTCAGCATCTATGGGTGCAAGTACAACAGCTTATAGTTCAACAAACGAAATTTCAAACTCAGCGGGTTCAGCTTATTCTGCAAAAGGAAAAGCTCTTACAAGTGTAACTCCAGCTTTAGATAGTAGCACAGCTGTTTGTGATTTTGCTAACATTTCTTGGACATCCGCTTCGTTCACAGCTAACGGTTGTTTAATTTTTAATGATTCAGCAACTGGTGATCCTGCAGTTTGTGTGATCGCATTTGGTGGAGATAAAGTTGTAACAAATGGAACTTTCACAATTGAGTTTCCAGCAGCAGATTCATCTAACGCTATTCTTCGTATAGCATAAGGTTAAAACCTTATGTCTAACACTTGGAATCAATCCGGCACAACATGGGGTCAAAACCAATGGGGCGATCAAGCCGACATTGACGTAACTTTAACAGGTGTACAATCAACATCATCAGTAGGAGCAATTTCACCTGCACAGGTTATGGGTTTAACAGGTGTACAATCAACTTCTAGTGTTGGTAGTGCTATAGCTGATCAAACTATTACAGCTTCTTTAACAGGTGTACAGTCAGCATCTTCAGTAGGTTCAACTACAGTTGACATTATATTAAACATTGATTTAACTTTAACAGGTTTACAATCAGCAACTTCAATAGGTTCAGTTACAACCAGCACTGAACAAACAGCAGGTTGGGGCCAAGATACTTGGGGGTTTGAAAACTGGGGTGAGTCTGCTCTTGACGTTACTCTTTCAGGTTTAACCACAACTTCTTCAGTCGGTTCTATAGCTTCTATCGATGATATAACAATGGGTCTAACCGGACTTTCCACCACTTCTGCAGTTGGGTCATTGTCTCCAACAACTAGTCTTTCGCTAACACCTACAGGACAATTAGCAACTTCTTCAGTTGGTTCTATAGCGATAGATGAACAGACAATAGGTTTAACCGGACTTTCAACAACTTCTACAGTTGGGTCATTATCTCCAACAACTAGTCTTTCATTAACACCAACAGGTCAATCAGCAACTGTTACGGCAGGTGGTATAATTATATTTACTGGAAAAGAAGTAACTCCAGCTGGAGTACACGCAGATTCCGCAGTTGGATCAGTAAACGTTGTATCAAACGAAGAAGCATTACTAACTGGTCAATCAACAACTTCTGCAGTAGGTTCAATTTCACCTGCTGATGTAATGGGTTTAACAGGTCTACAGGCTACATCTTCTGTAGGATCTCTAGCCTTTGAAATAGGGGTTCCGTTAACTGGAGTATCAACAACATCTTCTGTAGGAGCCTTGGTTTCTGAGATAGGGGTACCATTAACAGGAGTGTCATCAACTGTAAGTACAGGATCTATTACACCTGCACAGGTTATGGGTTTAACAGGAGTACAAGCGACTTCTAGTGTGGATGATGCAGGATTAATTCTTAAATATTATGGAATATCAACACCTAAAACTAGCACAGGATATACAATTAAAACCCCTGCATAATTATGTTTGACTTAAAACTAAATAAACAATATAAATAACAAAAATAAGGAATAAATAATGGCATCAACATATAATGAATTAGGTATCGAACTAATGGCAACTGGCGAAAATGCTGGTACATGGGGGACAAAAACTAATACAAATTTAAACATTATTCAACAAGCTGCAGCTGGTTATCAAGCAATAGATGTAGCATCGGGGGATGTGACATTAGCAATGACTGATGGCGCTGTATCAAATGCAAGAAACATGACTTTAAAGTTTACTGGAACTTTAGCTGCAAACAGAACAGTAAATTTTCCAGCAAGCGTAGAAAAAATATTTAATGTAATAGATGGAACTAATCACGCAGGATATACTTTAACTTTTAAAGTTACAAGTGCTTCAGGTTTCTTATTATGTGAAGGTAATAATTATATCTGCCACTCAGATGGAACTAATATGATTAAAGATCATGAAACTAGAAATTGGAGAACTCTAACTGCAGCAGAAACAGTTCAAGCAGGTGCCCAACTTTTTGTCGATACAAACGGTGGAGCATATACAGTTACTCTTCCAGCCTCACCATCTAATGGTGATACCGTAAATTTTGTAGACTCAAGATATACTTTCGATTCTAACGCATTGACTGTTGGAAGAAATAGTTCTAAAATAGCAAACACATCCGCTGACTTAGTAATTAATACTGAGGGTGCAGCGTTTGGATTAGTTTACTCTGGTTCAGATGTGGGATGGACATACACGGAGAAATAATATGGCAAATTACGAAGCAACAAAATACAATTTTTCAGGATCAGATCTTACGGGTATCGAAGGTACGGCTACAGGTACTATTCTACCATGGTCGACTGCATCAATACCAACAGGATTTTTAGAATGTGCAGGTGCAAATGTTTCAAGATCAACTTATGCAGATTTATTTGGAGTTATAGGTACTACTTATGGTGCAGGTGATGGTTCATCAACTTTTGGTTTACCAAACTTAGCTGATAATGTACCCGTAGGAAAATCTGGAACTAAAGCTCTAGCTTCAACTGGTGGAGCAAATACTGTTTCAGTTACAGCTGCTGGTAATGTTAGTTCAAACACGAATACAAGCACAAATATTAACGTTACGGGTAACGTTGGGGGTTCAACAGGTAATGCAACTTTATCTACTGCACAGCTAGCCTCTCACTCACACAGCGTTCCTAGAGTAGTTACTAGATATGGCGAAGGGAGTCAAATTGAGTCAAGATTTTCTGGAACAGCTACTAATACGAATACTAATAATGCAGGTAGTGGTTCAGCACACTCTCACAGCATGAGTGCAACTTTTAGTGGTAGTGGTAATGCTGCAAGTAACAGTTCAACTACAAGTAACTTTAGTGGTAGTGCAGTTAATCCATCTGTCTTACAACCTTATTTAACAATATATTATATTATAAAAACTTAGGAGAAAAAATGACAACTAACGCAAATTGGACAGTAATACTTGAAGACAAATGTATAATTAAAAATCACGCAGAAGGTGCTAGTGAAGGTATTGGATATACTATATCTGATGATTCTTTTTGGTCTGATTCTAAGTTTTCAAATATCTGGGCTATTCAACACGGCACATCTCCATCTACTAATGAAGTAGAATATAGAGACAATTCTCAAAACACAACTTATGCAGATGCAAATTTAGGAGACATAAGTCAATTTTCTTCTAGATGGGATGCAGTTCATTTATCTGAATTACAAGCTGATTGGGATGATAATAATGTTGCAGATGAAACTGCAGATGAAAAAATTGCTAGATTAGGCGCAAGACCTACGTCCTATTCTTCATAGTATTAAAAGATATAACTAATCTTTGTTCATTAAATTCTAAAGGTTTTACTTCATGTGGAATATATGAAGGAAATAAAAGTAATTCATTTTTTACAAGTTTTTTAATATAAGTTCTATAATCTCTATCATAAAATATAGTAGAACTTAATCCTTGTATATAAAATATCCCTGAATAAGTTGATCCTACATGAGTATGAATACTGTGATTATCTTTTTTATTATATAATTGAGCCCAATTATTAGTTAATAATAATTTATGTTTATCTAAAATATCTGTAATTTGTTG